TTTTTTGTACTTCTTGTCTTACTTTTGAAAAATCGTACTCACCGATTTTGTTAACCGTTGCATTAAAACAAGTCTCAGGAAATTCTTTAAATGTATTACCGATCCTTAAAAAATATCCTGGATTGTTATTTAGGTTTTTGTAGTACCAAGATGTATCACCTAGTCTTTGATGAATGCCTGTAGTTTTATCTGTAAATGTAGCCTCACCAATAACAGTTCTGTATTTCGTTCTGCGTTTAATACTCATATTTTATTTCAGCGTTGTATTGCCTTTGTTTTCCAAGTTCAGTAGCTAGGCAGGCAATTAAACGCCTAGCAACATGGTCTTTAAAAGACATCACATCACCATACTCAGCTAGTTGTTCGATTATGATGTCATCTAATGGCATGACATCCCAGTTCGGATCATCCATTTGAAGAGCAATTAGTTTTTGCGTTTTTAATAATTTAGTTTCCAATTCTTGTAATTGATCGTTCAATACTCCTGGAAATAAAATAATATTATTTAATTTGTCGCTCATATTTTTTTAAATATCTTTGATAAAGTTTTTCAGTTTTGCTTTTTGAAAATGTGTCTCGATGACTAATTTCTCGATCAAGTTTAAATTCGTAAAGTGTCATAGGTTTATGGTAATCTTTTTTTGAATTGATCGATTTCATCTTGTTCGTGCATGACTTTTGCCTGCTCTAAATAACTTTGAGCATCGATGTAGGTATCGTCTTTATAATTATTGCTTGCTCTTACTAGCTTTGAGGCTACGAACATTTGGCAAACTTGGTGGGGTAAAATATCTTGCTTTAAATTTTTAGAGAGTAGTACGGACCAAACTTTAGCAATTAAAATCATATTGCTATCGAATGATCCATACTCCATCTCTTTTTGTTTTTTTATGGAGTTCAATCTTTTATCGAGATTGCCTATCACCTTTACTCCATTTTTGATGAGCATCTTTAATAAAGAACTCTATTGTTTTAGATAAACTAATCGGCAGCTCAAATCTTTTGGATGCCAATTCCTCAATCTTCCTATAAGTGTCGATATTGATCGCAACTGATTTGAATTTATCTGGATCCATTACATTTTCTCTAGTTCGGCAGGATCAAACGATGTCTGTGCTGACATCTTAGTACCATTGTCTAATTCGATCCTATGAAACCAAAAATATTCAGAACCTTTAGGCATCTTACCTTCGCCGTTGGCTGTAGCTCGATAGGCTCCAAATCTGTACTTGTTTCCAAGTAATTCAAACGATCCTGACAGGTCGTAAGAATTAGGATTTTTTTTATCTAATTTAGGAACTGCTATTCCTAAACTTTTTTTCTTAGTTTTTTGTGTCACTAAGGTTAACTCCTTTGTTGGTTAGGTTTGTTTTTATGGCTGTAAATTTTTCCATAAATCTTCGATAAGAAATTGGATTGTTGACCTTTAGTTTTTCAAATGCAGGTCTATATTTAGTCAGCCATGCTCTGTAGGTTCCAAGATGACTAATAACTTCAAGCTCAGTTAGAGCGCTTAGTAATTGTTTATCTTGTTGTTCGATTGCTAAACTTACCTCTTCGGCAGATGCAATCTGATCGTTAGTAATTCCTAAGAAGGCTAACGCACGACCTACAGCTGATGTTTCAGCATTTTCAAGCGCGCTAGTTTGATTGATCCTGGATGCAGATCTTAACTCTTCTGCTAAACCAGAACTTAAATGTTTTCCTTCAAGGAATATATCCGCTTGAACAACGGCTTTATCGTTATCCAAATGAATAATCTTTGTAGTTATATCTAAATCAGCACCAAGATTTCTGCGAGCAATTGCTAGTCTATGTGCAACTGTTGCATAATCTTTGCCGTGAATAGATATGGTTTGACCATTGAGAGAGTTCTTAAAATCACTAATGGTTTTTACTAATTTATCAGCAGCCATAAGATACCTCCTGTTATTGTTATTATTGTTGTCGCTAATAAAATTCTTTTGTGTCTTAGTTGTTTTTTAAGTTTGCGATCTTCCAGGATTAATGAACCTACATATTTATACATTCCACAACCTTTTCGCCTCTTCAACAAATGTATGACCTATGTTCCAATAAAATGGATGATCGAACATTGGATCAACATCTTGAATTAAATTTTTTTTAATTTCGTCTATTGGTAGGTCCTGGTACCTAATAAATAATTTTTCTCTGCGTCTTGCAGCGTTTATAATATATTGAAAATTTTTTTTTAATCCTTCTGGTTTTAGATGATTGCAATTATTTTCATCAAACAAAGAGTAGTCTTGTTCTGTAACATATAAAAGTTTTACAGGTATTTTGTAATCATAAGCTGCTGCATAGAATGAAACTTGAATGAGATGATTTATAGAAGGCGCTGCAGGTGCTTTCGACATGACAAACGAATAGCTACCGTCTTTTTTTAATTTACCTACTCTGCTCCATACGGTTTTTAGTTCAAGAAGAAAGGAACCTTTAGGACAAGGATTTGCACGAGAGAAACCTAAAGGAAAAGACTTGATACCAAAGTTACCAAATTCAAAATCAGATCGACCGATGATGTCAAGAAAGAGATAACAAACATCACCTTTAATGGTCACATGATTTTCGCAGATAGTAGGCGAGAGGTCTGCAACGCCTAATTTTCCAATCGCTTGGAAAGCCATATCAATTGTATTTGGAATGCTGTTTAGATACTGATCTTTTTTTAATTGATCTTTATCATTTACAGGTTTGTACAATCGAAATTCATCTAATGCTTTTTTAACAGCAATATCTTTTTGTAATTTTATATGTGCAGATAATTCTAATTTGTTTTTAGAATTTAATTTCCAAAGTAAATCAGCATAGTGCCATTGAAGAGCATTGTTAACTGCAACTCCAGCTGCCATCTGTGCATTACCATCAAAGGTTCTTCGCTTTGCTTGATCGCAAAAAATATATTTATAAATGTAAGGACCATCACTCATCAAAGTTTGAGTAGGTGAGTGGTGTGTTAATTTTAATTTAGCAGCAAAGGTTGGTAATCTATTTTCTACTTCTGCAAGTGGGTCTAAAATTTTATTATCTAAAACTATATTTGAAATTGTCATACAGCGCACAATACAACGCTGTATTAGTCTGTCTAGGAATTATACAAGTTTGACTGTCTATTTGGCGGTTCTGATCTGATTGGCTCTTCTGGCGTTTGTGGCTGCATCGTCCGATCTGGCTCTCTGTCTTTGAAACCAAATATCAAATTCAGCAGCAGGATAATGAGGTCTATTACAAATCATAATAAATTTTGGAACATCACCATTATTAGCTCTTCTATTTTGGCGCATAGTTTTTAATGTTCTTTCTGCAATTCCAAATCTTCTTTTGATTTGTCCTGGCGTTAACATCAAGTCTCTAGCAAAATCACTTCTAATTGTTGTCATGCAGATTTTTTAATTTTGTTTATAGCCTCTTCAATTTGTTGTTCAGTTTTATCTAGTTCTGCCTCTGTTGGTAAAGATTTAAAAAGATTTTTCCATTCATCAGCGCCGCTTAATAATGATTTACCACTTGCTTTAGCAACACTTTCTAATGATTGCTTACGCCATATTTTTGCTTGTGCTAATAATTTTTTATCGCTCTTTACTCTTTGTAATTTACTTACAAGTAATTGAGCCTCATTCAAATTTGAATTTAATTTACTTTGTATTGTATTAATTTTTTCTAAAACTTCAGAAGATAAAATAGTACGACTTTCTCTTTTTGATCTGTTTAAACTTTTACTGTTTAGGATTGCAACTACTTCACTTACAAATGTAATTTTATTCTCGTCAAGACCTTCTATTATGGCAACAGCTTTTTTAAATGGATCTGGATTAATTAAACTTAATTTGCCTCTATGATTTTCAAGAATGCCATAGTAATATCTTATTTCACTTTCATCGTATTCTTCATCTACCTGATAACCAATTACAACTTGCTTGTTAAATAAATTTAAGTTTCGTGAAAATGATTTGTAATAAAATATAAAATGATTATCGAACGATGATGCCTTGCTTATAATTTTGATAGCCTCAATATTTTCTTGGTAAATGTCTCTTGGAACAATAACAGTTTTTTGATCTTCTTTTGCTTGTAAAACTATTTCGCAAGCAGCTATAGTTCTGTAAGCCTCATGTGAATTACAAGGATCAACAAGACCCCAGACTTTAGTTCTTAAATCTTTAAATAAAATTTTTACAGGATCGCAGTTTAAATTTTTAGAATAATTTATAGCCTGGTCGATTGATATTGGACGATTACCTTTTAGTTCTCTGTAAATATTTCCAGAATTTTTTTTGGTTTCACTTGCAAAGGTTGTAACTGTTTTATTTTTTTCCTCTAATAATTTTCTTAAATTATATCCAACTTCTTGCGCTGATGTTTTTTCGTGTAAATTATTTGTTTTATTAAAATTAAACTTAGCCTCATCAATTTCAGCAATAAAACTTTTCTCTGCTGCTATGTCGTTATCAGATAAAAAACTTACACAATGATCGAATACATCATTAAAAGGACCTGAAACTGTGTATTGAGATGTACCTTCTTCTCGATCGTTTAATGAAAATTTAACAACTGCTGTACAATCTTGATCTGATTTACCAGTTAAATTAATTGTAAATGTCGCTGTCGTGTCCGACATTACTTTCAACTCTTTACCGTGCCATGTACCTAATTTCATAGTTATAAAGTCTTATACAATAAAGATACCATAGATCAATTAAATAAGTCAAATTTGTATTGACAGCTAATCTGTAGGTATTAAACGCTGAAATATATGCCTAGAGAGCAAATATATAGCGTAACACGCACTCCTGTAAGTATTTGGCACAGAAAACAGCATGATTTAATAGCTTTAACGGACATAGACCACCTATCAATATGTCCTGGATGTGCAAAAAGCCTTATGATTTGCGATACAATTTACAATGTAAATAACGCTTTTGTTGAAAAATCACATTGGTTGCAAAGACCATATATAGAAAT